GCGCTGGGAGCTGGTAGGTCGAGAAGGTTCGCGCCGCTGTCAACGCCTGCGACGATGAGGCTGAATGGGTTCGCCATTTAGCGACCGCGCTTGAAGGTGCCTGTTCGGTTGATCGAGTCAGTCACGACGGTGTCCACCTTGCCAGTGCCGATAAAGATGTTGTTGGTCGTCGCGCCGCTCATCGGTCCTTGTGCCGTAGGGACAGCAAGGAACGGAACCCCATTGACAATCATCGGAGTTCCAGTGTTGGTAATCATTGGGGTGCCATTGTTAGTGATTAGTGGTTGCCCATTAGGTCCTCTCATTGGCCCAGGGCCGCGCTCCCTTGCTGCGCGCTCCGAAAGGCTCTCGCCAACCGTACCGTTAGCAATAGTGGCGATGGCTGCAACCACGCCAGCCACGGCAAGCACACCGATCACGAATGGCGCAAGGGCTGCAACTGAGAGTCCACCGGCGGCAAGTGCCGCAGCACCGCCTGCACCTGGAACCAGAGCGGAACCTGCGGCGGCTGCGGCTGTGGATGCACCAAAGGCTGCAACAGCCTTAGTGACGATCTGGCTTGTCAGTGCAGCGGCAAGTGACGCAGGGATCTGCGCGGCGATGTTGGCAACGATGAGTGCGGTGAATGGATCAACGCCACCCTTGAGAAGGTTAGCCGTGATGGCACCCTTGAGTCCGCCAAAGGCTGCGCCGATACCGGTGACCAGCAGCGTGATTGATCCGCCTGGTCCGAGCAGATCGTCAGCGCCCTTGCCGATGCCGGCGATCTTAGTAATGAACTGCTCCACCGCGATGATTGCCTTGGGGAACTCAGACTCGAACTGACCCATAAGCATTGGCAGTTTGTCCAGGATCTTTGTGACGAGCTGATCGGCGAAGCGTTGCAGCTTAGGAGTCATCGCGGTAATGATTCCGGAGAACCGAGCCATATACGGAGCCAAGCCCTTGAACAACTTAGTGACGGCTGGGAGGAAGGCTGCGCCGAACTGCTCTTTGAGTTCTCCTGCTTGGATTGATACCGCACTGAACGATCCTTCTAGCGTGTCTGCATATGCAGCAGCGCTGCCCTTGGTCTTGGCAAGGATCTTGTTGAGAGCGTCTTGACCCTTGACCACCTTGCCAGTAATACCGAGCGTCTTGAGCAGTTTGCCGCCGTTGCCCTGGAATGCCTTACCAACTTGGAGTGTTGCTGTGGCAAGGTCCATACCGGTTGCGCGCGCCAGTTCCATTGCGACGCTCTGGATCTTCTGTGCCTGCGTGTAGTTCTTGGTGAATCGTGTGCTTGCTTCAATCGATGCGCGGACCTCATCGTCGGTAAAGGCAAGTTTCTGCCCAGCAAGGATCTGCGCCTCGACTGCTTTGGTTACCTCAGCCGTGGCAAAGCCACGCGCTTTTAGTGCTGCGGCCAGCTTTGCAGAAGCGGCTTCGTCTGCGGCTGCGGCCTTGATTGCCGAGACGGTGAATGCGCCGATGCCTGCCGCGACACCGGCAATCCCCAGTGCTACTTTGCGGAAGTCCGCGCCGATCTTGCTGGCAGTATTGCCAAGGTTGCCAAGCGCCTTGTTGACGGTCTTGATGTTTTTAGACGCGGCATCACGAGCGCTAATCGTTGCATTGACTGTGACATTAGCCATTGCTTACTCCTACCCTGCTCGCAGGTTGGACATATTTGGCGAGATGCCGAAGACCGCTGCATCTGCCCTGAGGCGCTCATTGCGCGCTGATCGAGCAATGCGCTTGATCTTCTCGCTTGCTTCTACGCGTCGCTTGCCTTCAGCCTGGAGAGGGGTGAGTGGGCCGACAAAGTCCGGCTTGTTCCACTGGCGGAGCGACTGCTCCTGTTGGAACTTGGTTGCCGTGCCGTTGGCATACTCAATCTCTAGACCAAGTACCTTGGCGCGCATCGCCTCGTCGTTGAGCAAGAGCACGATGGTCTTAGACATCGCGTCCTTGGCTAGTTGGATATTAGCCTCTACTGCCTCAATCACGAAGTTGTTGCCACGAGTTCCTGGATGCTCAATGAACTTGCGATCAGAGAACAGGTTGGCGGCAGTCACCTTAGGGATGGTGTGTGGCTTGGTTCCCTTGACGACGAACCACGCGTACCAGGCGTACTTCTTCCCAGCGACAGGACCGACGATTGCGCCTGGTCGAGTGATGCGCGAGCGGCGGCCGCGCACGCTCTTGGCAAGTCCGCCGAGATCTCGTGGAGCCTTCTCTCGTACCGGCTTAGCAAGGGCGCGAGCTGCGTTCACGGTGGCGAACTGCTCTAGCTTGCGAACACCCTTCCAACCGAGAGAGTTGAGGAATGCCTTCTGGAGCGCTTCAGCCTCAGCGCGGACATTGCCCTGGAGTTCGATCTCTACGGCAGCCTTAGCCACTTACTTGCTCCTTGGTTGAATCTCGCAATACAGACTCCAATAGGTCATTAGGTCTTCAGCGGTTGCGGTCTTCAGTATCTCCCAAGGTGGCACTCCGTAGGCGGTGCCAAGTGTGTGCGCGATGATCTCTGGGCTGGTCACCACGACTGACTGTCCGATGGACAGCCGCTTGGCTTCCAGCCTTACGCGTTTGGGAGTGCTGAGATCGCGGTTGCCCACTTCTCCATCGATGCCGTGATGGCAGAGACTGGAGCGTCAAGGATGTCATCGGTGGCGTTGCCCTCAATGTCCTTGAAGTTGTGGCTCACAACCAACTTAGCGAAGGCTGCGAACTGGACGGCAGTGTCGCCCTGTAGGTCGATCAGGATGCGAGCGCTTACATTGCGTCGCAGCTCAATGGTCCAACCGGCAAACGCGCCGTCTAGTTCGATCTTTACTGTGTCCATATTGATCCTCCTACTAGCGCCTTAGGCGCTGCTCTTTATGGCGCTGTCGCCAGCGGCGAGTCGATCACGATCTCAAGCGACTTGCCTGAGGTCACATCGTATGCCAGACGGCAGGTCACTTCATTCACCACAACGCCTTCGTTATCGGCGGAGAGAGGAACGATGTTCTCGATCTCCCACGAGCCAAGGACCCACACGCCGTAGTTATCGGTCGTTGTGCCGAACAATCTGAGGTACTTCTGGGTGGCAATGTCGGTGATTGGGAAGGTCGTTCCAGCGGCTGCGTTGCTCGCAACCGTGAAGGTCAGCGTTGCATCAAGCACGCCAGTGAGCGCTGCGGTAGCGGCCGTCAGGCTGCCATCAAGCGCCGTGACCATCCCCACGCCTGTCGTGATTGACAGGTTGAAGTTGTAGATCGAAGCGTAGGCGGTCGCGCCTGAACCAGCCTTGTCTGGGAAGTTCGTGTCGGTGCTGAGCTTCATCAAGCGACCAGCCAAGAATGGGTTGGCAGGAATCGCCGTAGGGAAGGCAAGCGCTGAAGTCGCAGCCGTCGTGGCAGCGAATGTTGCACCAGCCTGGAGCAGACCGTTAGCGTCTGTTGACAAAGTAATCTCTGTCGGCGCTGCGTCCGATACGAGATACTTCTGCACGCCGTCGGTGACCAAGAAGGAGTAGAACACGAGCGTGTCGACATCGCCCTGTGTTGGCGACCAAGTCCAGGTGTATGGCGAAGCCGTACCAGCCGTGGTTGCGCCGATAGCATCAAACATCAATGGCAGGGTTCGCATCGAAGCAGGACCCTCAGCGATGGTCAGGATTGGAGCCTTGCCGGTGATGGTTGGCTGGCTCGCCTGAATGGCGGTTCGCTTACCAACTGATACGGTCTCGCCAAGGTCAACGGTCACGCCCAAGTCGAGCGAGCCGATCGTTTCGTTGAAGAGGATCTCGCCAGTGGCGGTGCCGATTGAAGCTGCGGTTCCGAAAGCGGCCTGCGACGCAGTAGCGATACGCGTCAGAGCCTTTGCGCCGAAGGTTGCCATCTAAGTTCTCCTTGCTCTAGGCGGTGAACGCCACGGTGTCTAGCACCGTGACTTCCGCAGCTGCCTGAACCGTCAGGTAATCCTGATCGGCGTAAGTATCTGTGCCGAGTGTAGTACCGGTGACTGTCACCTGCGCGGCGTTTCCACTAATCGTCACAGCTCCATCGAACACGGTGCGTAGCCACGCTCGCCAAGTGTAGAGGTCACGGTACTTCTCATCCATCCGTGGGATCGGTAGCAGGTAGATGACGATGTTGACCGTCAGCACCGTGGTGCGGTTGCCGTTGCCGATGCTGATCTGGTCGCCGCCTGGGAAGAGAACCGCGCACGGTGTGATTGGCAGCGACTCAGGCGGAGTGGCGTAGCACTTGCGGAGCGTGTACCCAGCAGGGTCTGTCGCAGCCTCTACTCGCGTGGCGATTGCGTCAAGGATCGTCAGGTCGGTCATACCGCCAAGCCACCGCGCTTGCGGTACGGCTCAAGGATCAGCGCGGCCTCTGGGTGCAGGGCGCGGCTCATCCGCAGGATGCCGCCAAGGTCAGCAGATCCGATCACGCCGAATGGAGCGGTGCGGCTGTTCCACACAGCGCCTGCCTGGATGATTGCAGCCTGCGTGACAGCGGCTGGGAGAGCAGGGAAGCCGAACACGCCGACCACCTTCACGCCAAGGAAGATGCCCTTGGGGAAGTTCTTGGTGAAGGCGTTGCTGCGGCTAATGCCGGTGTACGGCAAGCCATCCAGCGCGTAGTTCTTTGGCGTGAGCTGGAAGTCTGTGTTGGCAGTCCAGGTCGTTGAGTAGGTGCCGTTCTCAAGATCGTCGGTGGTCAGCGTCGTGACGCTCACAAGATCATCGGTCAGCACATAGTCATAGGCTTCAGCGGTGTAGTAGCGCGTCTCGGTCGCGGTGCCGAAGCCTGTCTTTCGGTCGCAGTAGAGATCGATCAGCGTGTCGGTTGCGTCCAGCACATTCTGGAGCGCAGCGTCATCGGTCGAGTCGGTAATGCCAACCGCAGCCTTGAACTGCGCCAGTGTTGCGTACGACATTTAGCGGCCTCCTGACTGCATCACCATAAGTGGTTGCGTTGATGTAGCGACGATACCGTAGAGCTTGTCAGTCTCGGCAAGCCAGAACTGTTGCATCTCGCCTTTGTGCAGTTCATATCCTGTTGCCGTAGTCACATTGCTTGGTCCGACAAAGATCGTATTGCCGCCGGCTGGCGCGTGAAGGTAGAGCCACGATGCGCCAACCAAGCCAGTCGCAATCAGCGTTGGGCTGGTCGTAATCGTGACCGTGGTGGCAGTTAGGCTCACGCCTCAGGCTCCACGATTTCCGCCACGCTAACAGCCTGTGTAGGCAGGGTGGCTGTCTTGGTGCTGTTCTTGACTGCGGCACGCTCTACGAGCCGCGTTGGTGCCTCTGCGTCGACATCTGCAACAGCCTCAGCCAAGCCAAAGCCGATGAGGCTCTCCGCCTCTGCCTTTGGCAGATCAACGAAAGCCCCTGACGGATATTCACCGCGTCGCTTGCAAAGTCGAACGAGCATTAGTTCTCCTTACTTGCGGTTCAGGGGAGCCGCCGAAGCGGCTCCCCATCCCCACTAACTAGCCGAGCTAGTTGATTAGGCGTTCTTCAGGAACTTGACAGCCGAAGACTGTGCAAGTCCGGTCGCGCCACGGACCTGAACCTTGTACGAAACAAGGCCAAGGTTCCACGCGTACTCGCGTGAAGCCTCAACGGTCACGCCGCCAACGATGGCGGTCTTGATCTGACCAAGGTCACCGAACAGCACAGCCTTAGCACCGGTCGCAGGGACCGCAATGCCAGGAGCCGTGTAGACAGGCTTGCCAAGGAGACGATCAACGCCACCCTGTCCGCCTGGCTGGAACA